TTCTAATACCAATATATCCTGTAGGGACAAAACTGATTGAGAATCCTAATATAAGAGTAATAAGACCGATAATGACTCCAATGACCCCAAATAAATTAACATTTTCTGACAGACCCATAAATATTAATGCTCCACCAATAATAACAATTCCTAAAATAATTAAACCAATCATTTATTAATCTCCTTTTTAATCCTTATTTTTTTTAATATAAGTAATTGAATCTAAATATTTTTCTAAATATTCTAAAAATCTATAGTCTTCTAAATAATAAATATCTGTTCCAACTTCTTTTTCTAACCATACTTCAAAATTAGAAAATAACTGTCCTATTCGTAAATCTGGACAAGTTGTCATATGATAATGTCCTATAATATCATATATAGGTACTAATCTTTCTGGTAATCTTCCCATATTATTTTACTCCTTTATTTAATATTCTAAGAAAGAATATTTGCAATCAAAGAAATCATAAGAAGAAACCAACCTACAATAAAATGCTTTTTAGTAAGATTCTCAAATACTTTAGCAAATGGAGTAAAAAGTAATACACCACTAAAAAGTACAAAAATAGCAACAATAATAGCAATTAAATTTTTAACTTCAAGTACAATCATTTCGTTTCTTTCTCCTTTCTACTTCTTTTTTATGACATCTAAATTGTGTTTCTAATGAATATTTTACATCTAAAATTAAATTTATGCAATAAAGTATAAGCATTATAGAAGCAACTACGCCAAATATATAGGCTATAAATATAAAAGTTGGTATAAATATATTGTTTAAGAAAAAATGCATTTTAGCCCCCTTCAACTTACTCCCGTACTACCAAAACCGCCTTCACCTCTATCAGTATCCGTTAATTCATCGACAACTGTTAGTTCAGTATAAATACAAGGAAGAATCACAAGTTGACCAATTCTATCACCTTTCTTAAATACAACAGGTTCATTAGAATGATTATAAAGGACAATCCCAATTGCCCCTCTATAATTCTCATCAATTACTCCCTCGCATTGGATACCAGAATTTTTATTAAGACCAGAACGTGACTTAACCATACCTACTGTATTAGGGGGAAGTTCTACATGAACTCCTGTATTAATAAACATTCTACTATTCATAGCAATAGAAAAATCAAAAGGTGTTTTTAAATCATAACCTGCATCATTAGGATGTTTCTTTTCTGGAAGAAAAGCCCCTTTATCGAGTGAAATATTCATTTTAATCATATTATTTACTCCCTTTCTTCTTATCTTCTCTTTCATAACAATCTTTTGCATTGATAGATTTCCAGTAAAGCATATCTTCATGTTTTACTACGTCATCAAGGTTATTGTAATCTTTATCAGGGAAATTATTATCAATATAATCAATAATAAAACTATCCCCCAGATTATCAAAAATCCTATCTTCATTCATAGCTTCTACTAAGTAATATGCTTTTGCATATTTTTCAAGGATATGTGCAGGAATTACATAAATCGTTTCTTTCTTTTTCATTTGTTCTCCTTTTCTAATTCTTCTTTATTATATATTCTTACAGAATCTCTGTATTTAGAATCAGATATATAAAAATTCCCATTATATTTATATTCTTTTAAATAATTTATATATCGTGTAATTTCTAATGCTAATTTTTCATGAATCTCTGGCTTTTCATTCCAATGTGTAACTAATATAGAGCAAAAATAATTATTTTTATCAATTGTAAATAGTTGATGTGTAAAAATTTTAAAAAAATCATCTGTAATTCTATCTAACATATTTGCAATTAATATAGGGGTAAAATAGCTATATCTTAATCTTCCTTGAAATGGATTATAAATATTGGTATAATCGAATAAAAAAATCGGATTATTTTTATCAAGTTCAATAAACCATCCATCTCCATGTCTAGTTAAATAAGTTCTAGTTACATAACATATTTCAACATTAGCATTATTAAAATTTCTTTCAATGATTTCATAAGGTATTATAGCACCTGTGATAGTAGAAGTCAAGTAGTTTTTTTCGAACTCGTCTTCTGAACAAAAATCATCACTTAATGCTAATCCCTGTCCATTTTCAAAAACTACTGTTTCAAAATTATTTAAAATTTCGGTATCTTTTGCAACAAGTATAGCATTGTCTACTACAAAACAAATATCAAGTATAAAATGTTCTATTAAATTAGTAATATTAATACCAGTACAATACCCATCTATATCTTCATAATAATATAAAAATATATTATATAATTCTTGAAAGGCTTGTTCTTTATTATTTAAAATTAAATTAAACCATTCTTGAATACTAAGATTTATTTCTTTATCTTTTCTATATCTGTTAATAGTTCGCCATACTCCCATGCCACAAGAATTATGAGATTCTTCTTTCTTCATGTCAACTTGATTACACATCATATCAAAAGGTGTAACAACACGACAGTCTGGATGAATATAATATCTGGGTTGAAAGCCTTTACCCATTAATTCATTATACTCTTTAACAAAAGCCATAGGATTAATTAAAAAAGAATCAGATATATAAGTAGGGATATTATTGAAAGTGCCTGAACTAAAATGATGGAATACATGATGATGTCCATCTTTTGTATCTACGGTGTGTCCTCGCTGTGCGCTACCATTAGTCAATACACCAATAGTAGATTCAGGGTTAAGGGAACAGAAGTAATCTGTCCCCAATCCCTTTCCTTCGTCACCGTAATTCGCACCAACTATTACTTTGACATTTTTTGTCATACCCAAGCAATACCCCCACTAGAATTATTTTCAGGTGCAACATAATTATTATCACTAGCATTTACAATAATATCTACAATAGTATCCGAAAGTGTTTCTAACGTAGCAACTTTAACGTTATCTACACCAATAACATCACTGAAAGTAGTAACAGCGTCTTTCTCTCTCATATTACTACTATGAGAATGATTCACATGAATATGGTAAATATCAAATTTTTTGGATGCTTCTTCATAAAGGTCTTTCGTTTCAATTGTTCCTTGAACATAATCTCCAAGAACCCCCATAATTGTAGACCTATAACCAACTACTGGAATATAAGGGTTAAGATTCTCATCTCCTAATGTAATAATAATACCTTTTTTATTACGTTTCCAACAATCAAGACTAGTATGATGTAATCCCATATACCATGCTAAAGAATAAGATTCATAGGAATTACCCCCACCACCATGTTCATGATAGATAGCATCTACATTTTCTGCAATACGAATATCAGATTCAAACTGAGACATTTGAACAGGGCAACGGTCATAAGCCATATCACCAATCCCCATAATACAAAATTCAATGTCTTTAATATTCTTATATAAATTCTCCATAATCACATTAAGACTTTTAGCTACTTCAAGAGAAGCAGAACCCATAGAACCAGTAACATCAAGAGCAAGAATTACAGGAATTGTGTTAGGATGCTCTTCCGTGTCACAACATTCACGCATAACATTATAAGGATTTAATGTAGAAGAAAGATTAGTCTGTTTAAAAACATCTTGTTCAGAATAACTATTGGTAATCCTTCCTAAACTATCAAAAATTGCATCACGTTTTGTCGCACTAGTATAACTTATAAAATCGTCTTTACTATAACTTCCGCTACCCATTTTACTTATCACCTCCATCTACATCATTATCTGTATCATCAGTATCATCAATATCATTATCTTCCGTCAAAGAGAAGGGCATATCAATAACAGAATCTTCAAAATCAAAAAGACCTGCAAACATATCCATACCATTATTACTCATAAGTACAAAAGGCATCATGTTACCAAACATGTTGTTATTATTACCGCCATTACCTTTCATCATTTCAGAAAGCATCATGTATTTCATAATGTTATTCATACCATTCTTACCTTTAAAGTTTGTACCACCAAACAGAGATACAATTTTACCGTAGAAATAAGTATTACCCATAAATACATGTCTTTCAGGAAGAACGGTTTCTACTGTATTGTTTTCGTAATTAACAACAGTAATCTGGTTATCTTCTACTTTAACAACGCATCTAGGCTGACCCTGAACAAGAATAATATCTCCCCTCTGGGCTTTATTAGTAGGAATGACAAAGAAAAATTCATCCATACCATTAAATACAAAATTATTACAGTTAGTAAGTCTATTCTTTTTAAGGTCATAAGTTTTATAACCAGTAGAAGTCTTTACTGCAATACGTCCATTCATAGCAAGTCTACACTGACCACTCTGAATTTTACCAAACATACCATTAAACATATTATTGAATCCATCTGCCATATTCATTTTTTAATCTCCTTTTTTATTTTTTATTATTCATTATTAATAATTTCTTCAGCTTCTTCCATATCAGGGGCATCAGCATTATCTTTAATAATACCCTCTAAGCATTTAAAACTAAAGTTCTTATGTTTATATGCTGTAAAAGTAGGTCTATTATCAATTCTTACGACAACACCCTCACGAACATGTGTCTTACCAATAGGGTCAACTCCATCATAATATTTTTCTACTCTTTCCATCAAATCTTCCCAAGTAGTAAAAATAAATTTCTCAAAAGTAGGAACACATTTCATGCCCATCTTTTCTACTTCAATCTGTACCTGCTCCCAAGGTATTTCAACAGCATAACCATCTTCATTTGTCATAGTCATACGATAAACATAAGCATCATTTTCACCTACATCACAGCCATAAGAAAATATCGTTTCATCTCCATACTGTTTCTGGAATTTCTTGTCTCTAATAAGTTTATTAGAACATTTACCCATGATAGTCTGTTCACCGTTTGCATAACCTACAACTTCATAAAAAATTTCTACACCTTTAGGAAGTTTATCTTTAAGGAAATCATGATATTTCTGTCTAAATTTATTATCACCATAATAACCGCCATCGTATTCCCTTAAAGTAGTTCTTCTAGTTCCAGAAATATATTTATATTCTTTAACTACCTTATCTTTAAGATGGAAAAGTTTCTTTAAAATAGGATTCTTTTTAACTGTAGTAACCTGAACAGTATTTGCAGTTCGCTGACTTGTTCCATGTATTTTCAAAGTAATATAACAAATATCCCCCTCTTTAAATGCGTTCTGGTTATAAGCTAACTGCTGTGTGTCAATATGTTCACAGAAAAAAGGATAGGCTACAACTTCTTTTAATTCTTTCTTATTGACTTTAATATTATTATTCTGAGAACCTCTCTTTTTTCTAATAGGAATATATTTCTTACAAATTTCATGTCCATTTAATGTAGAAATAGTATCTCCATCTTTTAACTTATTAATATCTGTATAATCAGATAAAGTTTCAATAGGAAGAATTAATCCCTCTGATTTTTCACCACGAAGTTTTAATGCAGTAATATTACGCTTTTCAGCATCCATATATCCACCTACATTAACAACGTCAATTCCATCTTTCTGTACAATAGGTTTATTCCCGATTTCCTCTTCTGAAAGTTCAGAAACTGGAACATACTTTTTAACTAGATTGCATTTAGTAGCAAACTCTTCACTAAGCTGACCGTCAACAGGAAAGAAAACTACTTTCTGTCCCATTTTATATGACATATCAACAATAGCATTGTTGCCAAATACTGTAACACACTGTAATCTGTCAGCATTTGAGTGTTTATGAATTTCTTTAATTGTTGTTACATAACCGTTATACATTTAATCTCCTTTTCTATTATTTAAAAATCTGTTTAGGATTTTCATATTCAAAAATTACTTTTTCTTTTTCTTTTTTATGTTTTACTTTAAATCCCATGCGTTTCATACGCTTATTAATTGTAGTGCAAACTCTGTTTAAATAGTTAATATATCCTTTATTTTCACACTTATAAAAGGCAGGATAAGGTTCGTTAGACCCATTAACTACATTAATTCTAACTTCATTTGTATAATCATTAATTACAATTCTTGCGAATAAAGTTGGAATATTTTTATAAGTATCAATTGGAAATTTTAGCACATATCCATCATCTAAGAAGCTGTATCTAAAACCTCTTCTATACAAATTTTCTCGAACTTTTTTTGGAACATAATACTTATTCTTATATTGACTATTGTAGCTAATTGGTTTCATTTTTCCTCCTTTTTTTGTGAATATAAAAGGCAGTACCATGTTCAAGATACTGCCTTTCGAACTTTGGTATATTCTTATTATAGCTTATTATTATGCTTTTGTCAAGTAGTATGTTGAAATTTTTTTGTAATATCTTTTATTGTTCTATTCTCTATTTTATACATTCTTTGATTTGTAGCCGGATTATTTAAACCACCTAATTCACGAATATAAGAACCTATTTTTAAATAATCTAATAGTTCATCAGCAATAAATTTAGTGAATATAGCTCTTGTATTATGTCCAGAATAAATACAAATTTTTAAATTATATTTATTTTTAATTAATTCACATATTTTATATAATTCAGAAATATTTTGGTCTCCACCCATAAGACAAATACACGTTATATATTCTTTATAAGGTTCAATTATTTTATCTAAATCTTCTTCTAAATAATTACCAGTATATTCCCAAAGATATTTTGAATGACATCCTTCACACCTATAAGGGCATCCACTAATATTAATTGCTAAACTAATTTCATCTGGAACTTCTTCAAGTACAATTCCATAATTAACATACTTTAACTTTGGTATCATCCCAATAAACCCTCTTAGCTTCTTCTTTTTGTCTTTGTTCAGAAAATTTAGAAACTCTTTTTAAATATCCAATTATTCTTGTGGCATAATCAATATTTTCAGAACCACATTTAGGACATTTTTCAAACCGATGTTTACTAATATTTCCACAATCGTTGCAAATAGTATTGGGTATATTAAATGTTAGATAAGAACAGCCTGTTTTAATTGCTATTTTCATTAACTTTTTATATTGTTCTTTAGAAAGATGTTCTTGAAGATTAATATGGCAAGCTGAACCACCATCTAACCATTTTGTGGTTTGTTTACCATGTAAAATTAATTTATCAACAGGAGAACAAGTTTCATCTTCTGGACGATAAAAATATGAATTATAACAATCTCTAGGAGAAAAATAACCATCTTCTTTATCCCATTTAGCATTTTTAACACCGAGATTCTCAGCAGGAACATATTCAGTATTAAACATTAAGTCTCTAGTCTTAGCCTTTTTATTCTCTTCATAAATAGGTTTTAAACATTTTGTACAAAAATCAAAATATTTATCATTTGTAGATATATCAATTCCTAAATATTCTGCTCCTTCAATTAAACCATTAATACCTATTGTAAGAAATTGTTTAGACATATTAATATATCCTGCATCATACACAGGTAACATACCTGCTTTAAGATTATCCTTAACAATTTCATTATAAGCAATAAGGAATTTGTGAATTGTTTTAATTTCATCTCTAATTGCTTTATCTAAAGCATCCCAATCAATATGTTCTTTATCTTTAATGGTATTTTGAATCAAACGATTAAAATTAAGTGTAATAACACCTTTACTACCTGTTGAAACACCACCTGCTCCAAGCGTATATGAAAAAGCATTGTCCTGTAATTCGTTGCGAAGTCTGCAACATGAAGCCAACGAATCTACACTATTACTATTATACATAAAGAATGAATGCCCTTTACTCCACATTTCTGCAACAAAATCAGCATTATCTTTATCTACAAAATCCTCTTCATTATTTAATAAATTAAATGTTTCAACAGGATAAGTTAAAATAGTTCTAAGTCTTTCTTGATTAAACCAAATCATAAATCGTTTCTGTAACCAATTAACTGATTCCCACTTAGGGGCAGTACCATCTGGGAAAACAAAATCTTCAAAAATACCATTAAAATATGGTTCATCAAAATAAGCAATATTCCAAAATACGCTTTGATAATTTCTTGCGGCGGCAGGTTGATTAATAGAATAAATAATTTGTTGCCAATAACCTGTAATTACATCATCTAATGTTCGTCCTCTTTTAGATAAATCTACTACCTTTTTGGTATGTTTATAATATTCGTCCCCATATTCTCTACGAATAAAATAATCCATATATGTTAAAAATTCTGGGGTACTAACTGCTCCTGCAAATTGAGCGGCAACAGCAAATACTAAATTAATAAAAGAACCGCAAAAAGACTGTAAATTTTTAGGTGCTTCTGAAATACCACCTATATCTTTCATCCCTTTAGAAATAAAAGGATACATGGTAATACTGACACAATAAGGATATAAACTTGTTTCATCATGTTTATAAATTAAATGTTCATTAAGTTGTTCTAAATAGTTTTGAGCAAGATAGTTGTCAAATATTTCAGTTATTTTATCATACATAAGAAGTCTATTAGTTCCAATTATATCTTCTTTGGGTAATTCTCCCATCATGGTAGTAATATTTTTATTTTCTACATTAGCATTAGCATCAAACTTACTACCTGTAGCCGCATTAGAAGCTTTTCTATATCTTTGTATATATTCTATATTTTTTCTATATTGCTCTAATCCCATATCAAACCTCTTTTCTTAACCAGTTATAAGCTTCTGGATATTTCATAATTCTATCATCTACTTTTAAAATAGGCATTGAATTATATCCCATTTTAATTACTTCATTCTCAGCTTCTTCCCCATGAATAAGAATATAATCAATTTTCTTCTTATCGAGTCCCTTTTTTATTTCATTACATTTAGGGCATCCATCTGTTGAATATAAAACTACATCCATATGTAACTCCTTTCTATGATTCCATCATTTTAATAATTGTATTATATATATCTTCAGGAGTTCTATCTCCTATTCCATCACGAATATAAAATAAAGGAAAATTTTCATTTTCTTTATATTTTAACTCCCATCCTTCAAAATCTTTGTTATCTGCTTTAATTCTTCTATTAATTTCTTCTATATTATCTCCACGCTTAATTAAACGTTCTCTTCGTATATCATCTGGAACATCAATCTGTACAGAAATAAAATCTTTTCCTATTATTTTGAACTCCTTTGTCATATTAAGAAAACTATTATATTCAAATGGAGTCATAATTGTTATATATTTATCATTTTTATTATCGGGAAGTATTATGTGTTCCATAGGAAAACCATAATACCATGTATCACCATTTGCTACTACAAAAGATTGTTTAAAAATAAAAGGTATTGTTTCCATAAGTTCAGTGGATACGAAATGATAATCTACTCCATCAATTTCGCCCTCTCTTTTAGGTCTATTAGTGTATTTAATAATTTTTTTCCAACCATTTTTCTCAAATTCTTTAACAATACTATCTTTTCCAGAACCAGATTTTCCACCAATAATTAATAACATATCTTATCTTACTCCTTAGACGCTCCTTAGACTCATGACTTTCTCCGCCCAATTAGATTCATGACTTTCTCTGCCCAATTTCATTATTTCTTGATTAAATTGAAAATATTTAGTTCTTATTCCTTCATCAATAATTTCTGGAAGAACAGGCACAATAGAAACAATATTGGGACACATTGAACAAATCCCCAAATAACTACAACCATCAACCACATAATGTCCATGAATAATATCTACATTAAAGTAAGGTTTATATTTTTCACAAATATCAACTAAGGGTTTTACATTACTTAAATCATTTAAATTATATGCTAACATCTTTTACTCCTCTATGTATAAACTAAAAATTTCTTTATTAAGTTTAATTAATTCTTTTTTATCTTCTGGTAAATCATATATATAAGCAAAATATGTCCAACTGCCATAATCAATTTCAATTAAATTGCCATAATAATTACAACGATAATAGTAAGGACACCTTTTCCCATTATCTTCTAAATATTTTTTTAATAAATCCCATGCTTCAGATTCTGTTTCACATTCACCAAGATAAATTGCATCAGGTAATCTAACATCTTCATAGTTAGATTGGTAGTAATCATACTCGTCAGTGCCTTTTTTGACCATTTTCATATCTAAATTTATGGGTCTTTTTGAATAATCAACCTTCATTTGATACCTTATTCACCTCACTTTCTTCTTCACTTTTAATATCGTTTTTTACATATAAAAATTCTTTATACAACAAACGACCATTTTCTTCTGTACAAGCTACTTTATATAAAGTCGCACAAGGATTATTATCAGGATTATTGTATCTATAACAAGTATCTTTTTTAGGACAATTATTTTTATCTTTTGTGCAACAATATATTCCATTATAACTCATTTTAACTCTCCTTTATATCCACTAATTCTATCCAAGGCTCATCTTTATATACTTTTCTTTGAGAATCAAAATAGCCTATTTGTTCTAATGTATCAATATCTATTTCAATAATTCTTGATTCATTAGGTAATCCCCAATCAGTCATTCGATGATTAACTATACAATGTATAATTTTTACAGGAGACCTAATATAGTCTTCAATAAAACAATAAGTTGTATCTGGATAAGCCATATAAAACCCTTCAACATAACAATCCTTATTTAAAACTTTGGCTCTAAAATAAGGAATAGTATTTTTTTTATCCATTTTATTCTCCTTTAATAAATTCTTGTATAAGTTGTATGATATTTTGTATAGTTTGTATAATCTGATATACAGTTACTATACTCATTATTAAAAGTAAACCTCTTCCATTATCCATTATCCATTATATTTTTTATATTAAGATTCTACTTTATTAATTGTTTCATGCTTAGAATAAAAATCTTCATTATAAGCATCATATCTTGCTTGAATATCAGTTAAATCAAAATCTGGATGGTCGTGACAGAATTTTTGGAGATAACCACATGTTTTAAATTCTGGACAACCACATCTATAAATGCAATTAGGAACTAATACATCCGCTTCAAAAGGATGAGTTTTATGAAGAGTTGCTTTAAAGTCTTCAGCGTATTCTCTAGTTTCAGGACTGGCACAATAGCAAAGACGTTTTCTCCACGCATCAATAAGGTTCTGTTCATTGGCATACCCGTCAAAATTAACAGGCTCATCTTGCGGATTCTTTCTTCTATCATGTCCTGTTCTATCCGTTCTTTGTGTTGATTGGAATTTTTCAAATTTATGTCTAACCCAATGCGTAGCTACCCAATAAGGAATCCCTTTCCAAGACCAATCAAATTCAAGAAGTCTAATAGGACTATGCTCAGAAATAAGAAGTTTCTTTTTAAAAGTATCTGTGGCTTCTTTTTCTGTAAAATCCTTATTATCAGTAGTACGACAATGATTCTTCACCCTTGTCCAATCATCAATAAAAGCATTAAATATCGTTTTCATATTATCTCCTTTAACTACCATATATTGTTGTGTATAATATTAATACTACCACATTTTGAGTCATTTGTCAAGTCTGTATATTTAAAATTTTTAGTTAAATATACAGACTTGACTGACAATTAGAACACAAGTTTAGGGTGCGCTACATCATGTAAAGCTTCAACTAAATGTGTTTGTTTTTGTGACAATGCCTTATTGCCAACAGCATAACGCAAAGCAGAATTTTGTGCAATCATAATACATTTTTTCTTTGCTCTTGTAATAGCTGTATATACAAGTTCTCTGGTCAATAAACTATAAGAAGAAAAATCAAGCCCAATAATAATATTATTATACTGCGAACCCTGATTTGAATGTACTGTTCCACAATAATTTAATTCTATTGTTCCCCAATACTTTTTAGGTAATTCTACAATACCAATTCCTTTAAAATCAATAATCCATACTTCGTCATCAAAATCATTATATGTAATTGCTTTTAAAATACCAGTATTCCCATTAAAAATATTTGGTTCAACTTTATAATTATTTTTCTTACAAATTACTTTATCGCCTTCACGAATAATCTGATTACGTCCATTTCTACGTACTGTCACTTGCACTTTTTTTCCATCAGATGGATTACATAACTCTTGTAAAATATTATTTAATTCACTTGTACAAGCCATTCCTCTATTTTTAACAGGAACAATAATTTGTGTCTCCATAATATCAAAATCATCTTTCGCCCTAAGTTTCTGAAATTCTTCTATAACTTTATAATAAGTATTATTGGCATCAGAATAACATATTAAATCAAAATCCTGCAATTCACCCCTTGTTTCTTTTCCTGCCCATTCCTTACTAATAAGTTGAGTTCCTTGTCTAACTTTAATACTTTCAGTAATGATAGCAGATTTTGATGCCTGTCTATGTATTTTTGTCAAAATATTATGACAAATTTCAGGAGAACTAAGCATATTATTGGCTATATTACCACACCCAATACTTTCAAGCTGTCCATCATCTCCCAACATGATTAATTTTGCACCAGATTTAATTGCACGAATTAAAAAATAAAATAATCTCGCACCGACCATAGAAATTTCATCTACAACAATAATATCATATGGAAGTTGATTTTCAGAATCATAAATAAATCCACCATTCCTGAATCCCAATAATCTATGAATAGTAGAACTTTCTTCTCCTGTATATTCACCTAAAATAGAAGAAGCTTTTCCAGATAAAGCACATAAAGCATGAGAATTATTTTTAAATATTTCTAAGATTGCAGAAGCCGTAGACGTTTTTCCGCATCCTGCCCCACCAGTAATAATAATAACATTATTATCAAAAGCAGACTTAATCGCTCTTAATTGTTCATCTGTATATTCCCATCCTTGTACGTTTTCATTATGTTTTACTACTTCTTCCCAATTATCATAAGAAAAATCACATTTAGCATTTCTTAACCGAATTAATTCAGTAGCAATATTAGTAGCTAAATCGTAATAATAACGTAATCCTATTTTACTTTTATCTTCATTGTGCCACAATATATTATTTTCAATTAATTCGCTTATTGTTTCTGATATATTTTTATCAGGAACGTCTTCTCCTAATGTATCAAGAATCGCTCCTAATAAATGGTCAGGAGTAATCCATGACTGTCCATTTTCCCCACAATTAGATAAATAATACTGAATAAAAGCACCAATTCTTGCTGTACTATAAAGTCCAATTCCACCTTTTAAAGCAATTTCATCAGCTTTTTTAAAACCAATTCCATTAACTTCAGTACATAAAACATAAGGATTATTCTTTACTTTATCTACAATAAGGTCTGGTGAATGATATTTTTCAAGCAATTTATCTACCATAGCATTAGTTAAATCATAATCTTTTAATTCAAGAAATATTTTTGCTAAATTAATATTTTCTTTAAATCTTTCTACCCATGTAGAAGCTGTTTTTAAGCCACATCCTTTAATTTGTACAAGTTTATTATAGTCTTCATTTTGAAGAGCGTCAAATGGGTCATCTAAAGCTTCATACATAGCATCAATTTGGTATTCTGTAAAAATACTTGACAAAAATCTTTTTTTACCATCTGCGGTATCAAATGATACCGCAGTAAATATAGCTTTAATGTTATATTGCCCACCCCACTTGGGGTCTTTAATATAATCCGCAGTAATATTATACATATTACCAACAATAGGAGTAGGCATAGTGCCTTTAAAAATAACTTCATCTTCCCGAATATCTTTGTCTAATTCACCTGAATCAATCCTATCAACTGAACAAACAATAATCCCAAAATTATCTTTATAATACCTGATTCTTTCAACTGTAGCAATACAACTAATAGATTCATTATTTGTATTATTCATTTATATTTTTGTCCTTTCATTTTGCAATAATAAAGTTCCATTTTTATTAACTTCTTTAATTAAACTAACTGTATGTTTATAAATTGTATCGTTATAAATTCTGGGGTAAAAAGTATCCCCCATTCTAATGCCAGAAACAATAATCATTTGACCACGTTTAAGCCAACTATCTTCTATTTTATGCTTTTTATTATCTTCATCAACCTGAGAAATCTGTTTGTTATAAAAAGCATAATGCCCTTTATTCATTTTTACATTAACTAATCCATATTTAGTTAATAAAGATACCATATGATGATTATTATCTGCATTAATCACTGTACCTGCTATACGGCTAATATTATATTTAGGAAATACTTTTCTTTCACCGTTAATCCATCTTGTATACCAATCATACGCTACAGGTTCTTCAGGTAAATCAAAGAAGTTAACTATTCCATATAAAGATTCGTTTACATTTTCTAATTCGTGTTCTTCGTCATAATAAGTCAAAGACTCCATAGACCAGTGTGCTTTACTTCCGCTTGCATATTGTTCCCATACATCTAAGAAACAACTTAAATTATATCTATTAATAGCATCAGCACTATTCATCCATTCTCTAAAAGGCTCTATAAATACTTTAGCTTCTTTATCAATTTGTTTTTCTGATACCAAATAATATTCCCCTTGTACTCCAACTATACATTCCTCAGAAAAATAATCTTTAAAAATAGGTTGACTATTATCATCTAAAATATAATATCTATCATGATAACCACGTTTTAAAGGTTTTTTATCAGGGTCAATATAATTAGAATAAAATCCTTCATCGTCTAAGATGTAATCTTTTAAAATTAATATTTTGACACATTTATCAAAAGCTTCTGGAATAAGTTTCTTCTCTCTTAAAGCAGATAATTGACTTAATGTTAATTTTTTAAGTGGATTATATTTATAATTTTTTAAATACCATTCCATTGTAATCTCTTTATTAGGGCTATGAAGTTCAGTAAAACAACCTGCTTTAATTAGTTTAATCATTTGAGCATTTTTAATAATTCCAGTATCTAAAAGTTTACTTGCAAAATCTTCCATAGAACTATATGGACGATTCTGAATAATAGCTTGAGATACTTCTGTATTAATTCCATTTATTGCTTTTAAACCAAAAATAATTCTGTTATTATTTTCATCAGGTTCAAAACCAAATCCTGCTTCATTAATTAATGGAATTTCAATATTAACATTTTCTTTTTTAATATTTGCAATCGCTATACCTATCTTGCCATAATCTGTAGAATCATTTGAATTATCATCTAAGGAACCAGAATCTACAATAAGATTAGCTGTCTGCCAGTAAATAGGATTCCATCTATAATTAAGATTTAATTCTTGCAAAAGAATCATTGAATAAGCAAGTGTATGTGAAGAATTAAACGAATACCCTCTAGAAACAGATACCAATACATTCCATACATAATTGCAAAAAGCGGGGCTACATCCTTTTTGTTTTGTAATTTCAAAAAACTCTTTCGTTAAATTTTCAAATTCTTTCGGATTTTTTTTAGCTACGCTTTTTCTTAATTTGTCACTCCAAGACAGTGAGAATCCACCACATTCAGGCAATTGAACCAATTGCATAAATTTTTCTTGAGACTCGCAAATACCGAAAGAAGTTTTTAAAATAGGCTTTAATATCTCCTGCTCTTCTTCTGTAAGTCCATAATCTCTCATTTCTTGATACCATTCATTAATATCTTCATGAAATCTAGCAAATTTGTTTAATGGGGTTTCAGCCCCTTTTTCTTGTGCCATAAGACGAATTACTGAATTTAAAACAGCTAAATCATCTACAGAATGTGGTTTAACTAAAGCTAATGCTTGTTTTCCTGATTCTTTTTCCATTTGGAAAGCACTAATAACTTTATGTTCCCATAACAATTTCCACATATCTTCAGCATATCTTTCAAGATTATATACACCAATATATTTTTCATATGTATCACGAAGACTACCTTGCCATTCAATCTTACTTTTATCTAATAACAGTTCCAGACACTCTTGAATCTTAGATACTGCATTAGTAGCTAAGAGGTCAATCTTAATAAGACTCATTGCTTCATCTTCATGGAGGTCATATTGAGTAATTACATCCCCAGATTTAGTTCGAATTAACGCACAAGTATCAATTAACGATTTGTCACAAATAATAACCCCACCTGCATGAGAACCAATACCTGAACAAAGACCTTCCAGTTTTTGGGCAGTTTCCCAAAGGTCAGGATGGTCATTCATTTCATTAACAAATTCTTGAACAGGTTTGTTATCTTCGTCACCATAATACATTGTTTTTAATGAACGAGGATTACCTCTATCAAACACTACCAAAGAAGCAATATAAGAAGTTAAATCATTATCAAGTCCAATACCACGACCTGCTGTTAATATAGCACTTCTACTTTTTTCAGTAGAATAAGTAAGAACTTTAGATACTTTATCAGCACCATAAATTTCTTTAAATCTATTTATAATCTTATCTCTAAAAATAGGATTAACATCTGTATCAATATCAAGTATACTTGCCCGTTCTGGATTTAAGAATCTCCAAGGAAATGTAGCTGTATTTTCTCTTAAAGGATTAATCTGTGTGATTCCCATTTGATTAGCAATACAAAACCCAATAACAGAACCACGACCTACAGCTACAACACTACCACAATCCCAAATAATATTAATGTAATCTGCCATTTGGTCAAGATACGCTGACCATCTAACTCCCATTTTTTCAGAAGATTGTTTTATATAAGATAAACATTCATTGGTAGCATTATATCCTCTTTCCGTTTGATACACTTCATCTTTTTCAATGCCTTTAAGCATCTCACGAATCATGTGTCTATCAGATTCGTATTCAGATTCAGCAAATTCTCGTAATAAAGGAATATGTTTACTATATTTATCTATTAATTTTTTATCAGGCTCAGTCCTATCAAGCGGAAGAAAAGGAATTTCCAAATCCTTTTTCATGGAGTAATATTCAAGTCTATCATAAATAAGCATTGTATTATCAATACCTTTTTGGACAATATCATAACCTAAATATTTATCCATATAAGAATGAATTTCTTCTTCTGACATTACATAAGTAGTCTGATAAAAATAATCAACTTCTCTATCATCTTCTTTGTTTGCTGTAATATAAGCTTTATGAATCGCTCTATCTTCTTTTTTAAGATAGTGAGCATCAGTAGAAATAATATAAGGAAGATTATATTCTTGTGCAAATTCAAGTAATTTTTGATTACAAAAAATTTGTTCTTCACTAGGATTGGGCTGAAGTTCAATAAAGAAATTTTCTTCTCCAAAAATATCAACCATAAATGCTAACCATTGATGAATACGTACAATTATATCTTCTGAAGGATTTTCTTTATATTGAAGTAATTGTCTATTAATACTAGAACCAAGACAGGCTGTTGACCCAATAATATGCCCTCTATACACATCTAACATTTCAGCCAAATCATTATAATAAGTAGGAACTCTATTCCATTTAGAATAAAAACAATTTTCAGTCCATGCTTTTGTACTTAATTCACGTAATCCTTTATGCCCAAAAGCATCAAGAGCAATTAAAATAAAATGAGGATAAAAATTATTCCCTATATTTTCTGCTGTAACAAAATCAGGACATAAATAAATTTCATTTCCTAATCCAATTTTAAAATCTTTCCAATCATCTTCACCCATTTTAGATTCATAATAATCTAAAGCTTTAAAATGGGCAGATAAAGATTCATGGTCAGTTATGCAAATTCCTTTATGCCCAAGTGAATGCGCATAATTAATCAAATCTTTTACTTTATTTATTGAATCACGAAATTCATGATTACTACCAATATCTGTATGATTATGTACCCCAATATAACTCATAAATCACCACCACATCGCAGGAAGAACTAAAGCCCAAATTTCACCAATTTCTTTAATAAATTCATATTCCTCTTCAGATAAATCAAATGAATCTCCTTTTTTAAAATAAAATTCAAGCCTTTCAATCATCATATTAATTAATTCAAGTTGAGTATATTCTTTTTCTTTATAAATAAATTTATGAAAGTTAAGATTTACAATTTCTCCTGCATATTCTATATACATTTTAAGTCTTTCATATAACCACATATAAAAAACATAGTCTAAAGACCAAGTTTCACGGCTATCAAAACCATAGATTTCACGTTCTTTTTCAAACAGTTCATCCCTTTCAGACCCTTCAGGTTTCCAAACCCATGAATAATCTTCCCCAATATCATCCAAATATTTCCTACCCATCTTAACTCCTTATAAATTAATTCAATTCAACTTTTTTATATTTTTCTAATCTATCAATAACTTCTTTTATTTCTTTAAAAATTTCTTCTGTTGTCCATTTTTTACAGGTATCATCATTGGGAATAAAATTATAAGGAAAATAATCACAACAATGAGCATAATCCCATCCTAACCATTTTTTATTGTTTTTATTTTCTTTAGGCAAACCATTTACATGATTTGATTCCCATGTAATACCACCATGACAAAGCATTATATCTTCTAATACATCACTATAAAAATGATATAACTTATTATCATTAGGAATCCTTATATATGCACAAGGATGCGTACCACGATTAATAATACAAAATTCATAGCCACAATATGTATCATGCGCAAGAATTTCACATGTACTTTTAATTGAATAATTCATAGGTTTTAATTCATACTTTTTTGTCTTTTCCATATTTGGTCTCCTTTTTAAAATTAAAAAATAATTTTACGCTTTTCTTTAGGTTCTTCTTTTTGTTTTTTGTATTCTAAAATATTAAATTCCTTATTCACAGAAAACTTTTTTTCTGTCGGTGTCCACAAACTATAATAATCGCATTCATCTTTGTATTCTTTAGCATTAGGATTTGTAGCACAATAATTACACCAATAACATAAAGGACAGGGTTTAGGATTAAATACTTTAGTGGCATTACTTTTATCAATGCTATCTAAAGCTTTCTCAATCTTCTTAATAAAACGCTTTTCCCAACCTTTTGACATAGCTTGCTGTGTTTGATTTAAAAGAATAAAATCATATTCATATTCTATAGGCAGTTTCCCAAACATATTTAAAATAGCACAAGCATAAATTCCAAACTGTTGACTGGTTTTAACTTTTGCATCATCAAAAACCTTTTTACTTGTTTTATAATCTACAACTCTAAACTCACCATCCTTTATATCAACACGGTCTATAAAGCCGTGTATAATACATCTGTCATTCCAAACAAATTCAAATGGAAGTTCAAAATAAACTGGTCTCCATTTACTATTTGCCATTTCATTTTTAAGAACAGTTGCTTTAAATAATTTTATTTTGTCTTCATACGTCATTCCTGATGCATTATCTTTTGTATACCAATCGTCAAAATAAGAACGTTTTAAAGCTTTAATCCCTCTTAATTTTTCTTGCGTCTTTTCGTCTTTCTCTTCATAACCGACTTCTATTGTATTATACAACATATCATAGTCAATGTCAATACCTAAATGCACCCAATGACCTTTAATTTCTAAAATCTTATGTAATAATGACCCTAATTCTAAAGCTAATGTTGTATCATCCGTCTTTTTATCTTCATTATATTTTAAATTAAAAGCATAAGGACAATTCAAATACTGTTCAATTCCACTGTGAGAATAAACTGGTAAGTCTTTATCTTTTTTTGGGTCTACTGCCCTTATATATGGTTTTAAAATTGCTTCATTCATATATATTATCCTTTCTTATTTATTTTTTTTGCGCTTTTGCATCATTATATCCTTTGTCATATCCTTTTAAAAATCCCTGATAATAACCAAACCAATAACCACAAATAATTAAAACTATAGCACTAATAATAAAAAATATGTTTAAAAATATATAATTCATTATTTTTCTCCTTTAATTCTCTTTACATCATCCATTGTTATTTCTATTTTTTCTTCATACAATTCTAAAAATGTATCTTTGCCACAATCTAATGGGCTATCTTTAAAACCTAATCTATTCTTACTATCTGCAATTAAATATACTTGACAATATGGAACAAATGGTGCTAATTTTTTAATTTGTTTATTTAACCAAATTTCAGCTTCATAAGAATCAGCTTCTTCATAATCTCTATCAGGGGCATATATGATTTTAGAAACTTTTAAATCATTTAATAATATTTTTTGTTGTGTTAATGTAATAGCTGACCCACATGTAGCTACAACATAAGAATTATCCTTAAAATATGTATAAGCAAGTAAACAAGATTTTTCAGCTTCAACTAGCATTACTTTTTTATTCTGTTTTATTTTATCTTGTGTTACCCAAATACCATATAAAGTCGAACCAGTTGAATATTTTAATTTTTGTCCATTAATAAACATATTGTCATATTTAGCTACAGCTACATCTTCTGGATTTAAATTTCTACATCTAATTCCTACTAAATTTTCATTTTTATCCCTTACTGGAATAGTAATTTGATTTGTTAAACTATACCAACCAATTTCATATCTTGATAAGGCTTCTTTACTGATACCTTCATTTAGCCATGATTGCAAAGGGTCAGGGTCATACCAAAAAAGTTCAAGATTATTTTCATTCACTGTTTTTAAATTTGGAACAGCATGGACTCTTTTATTTTTTAAATTCTTAATTCGATTCATCCAAGATAAATCTGTATTAATTGTTTTTGTTTTTATATCCTCTGGATTAGACTCAATAAGTTTATTTGTAGTCTTAGCTAAAAAATATAAAGCCTTATACCAAGTTAATGTTTTACCCTGTTGTCTATGCGCACGTATTATCAACTCAATAATACCATAAGTATCTCCACAAGTATAGCATCTAAATCTACCAGTACCATTTCCATCAGCATCATGAGGATAATATACTAACTTATCAGGTGAATCACCACCATGACACAAACATGTATTAAAGCATAAACTATCATGACTCCCCCTTGTATATTCACCATTTCCAAGGGCTGTACACACTTTTATTACATCTTCTTCAGTAAGAGAGTTTATTATTGCTTTATAATTTAAATACATAATTTCACTCCTTTACCAATCGAATTTTGCTTTTTTAGGTTTGTCTTCTATAAAAGGTGTTTCTTCTTCAATGTCATTAGAAGTATTAGAAGAAATATTATTCTCTTCTGGATTATCTGATAATTGCGCTTCAACAACTTTAGCATCTATACTATGTTCCTTAATCATTTTATCCACAGCTTTTATATCCGTAAAATCCATATTAATAACTTCATCCAAATCAAAATTAGTAACAAAACAATCTTTAATTCTCATTGTTCCTAAATCTACATGTGATGCTATAACGACTCTTGTATATTCCCCTCTACGGCATTTATATATCCACTGTAATAAATTAATAGTAGGCATTCCTACCATATTCCTTGTCAAAGTTTCAAGCTTACTTTGTTCTGCCCGATTTGGTTCAGAAATAATCAGACAAACATCACATTTTTGAGGAATACTTTTTGACCCCTGAATCACGGAAGAATCTTTATATCTTGCTTCTTTTGCTTCATTAGAAAGCTGAGTACCTGTTAAAATACAAATTTGTAATCTTTCTGCTAAAGCTTTCAACCTTGTTACAAATACAATTAGAATTTGATACTCTTGCATTCTAACTGCTGTTTTATTCCGCATTTCTGTCATTAATCTTAAACTTGTTTGCAAATAATCAAAAATAAAAATTTCTATTTTATATTGCAATACATATTTTTTAGCAATGTTTTCTATATCTGTAATATTATAATCGTCACAATAGACAAGATATAAAGGACATTCTTGAATATACTTTGAAGCCTGTCTGACTCTTTCCAATTCACCTTTTTTATACTCACCTTTTATAATATGAGATTCATTTACTCCAGATACACAAGCTAAACAAATAGTCTGGAACTCTTGCAAAGAACCTTCTGTTCCCAAAAATAGAGTAGGAACAGAATTACCTGTATAAACAAATTCACCTTTTTTTAAATCGTATGTATATGGACAAGCAAATTTCAAAGCATCCATTAAAAAGTTTCTTGTTTTACCTACACCAGTTGAAGCAGAACGCAAAATTAAACGTCCTGCCTTAGCCCCACGACTAACTGTATTTAACGCTAATGATGCGAAAGAATATCCAAAATCAGGAGTTTGTAATAAGCTGTTAATTAATTCATCCATTCCATCACCTGCTTGAATATTATCTGTCAATGTATTAGTACAATACATTGTTTTTGCATCAATGATTAATTTGTTTTCAATTTCATCAACTATATCTTGTTCAGTATAATTATCAAATTTAATATTTTCTTCATCTAAAGCTTTATCAACCATACTTGGGTCATAGATAAAGCTCGTATTTAATCCATTTTTTTCATAATAGCGCAGTAAAGAATATTTACGTAGTCTATGATAATAATAATCATAGTTACCTAAATCAGCAATAGCCTTTGCACTATTTACATATTCCAATCCATTGTTTTCTTGAAAAATACTATATTGCTTTTTATAATCTTTTAAATAAGAATCAATAGAAAATTCGTCAATAGTTTGACAACCATTCATATACAAATTATAAATCGCAACATATATTAATTCATAAAAAGCTTCTGTATTGAAGTCTGTTCTATCCAGTGGTCTGTCTATATCATCTATTAATGTTGTATCTAACATTAGACAGCCTAATGTATTAGAATATGCTCTTTTATCTGATAAATTTTCATACATATATTTACCTCTTTAATCAATTTAAGAAGCATTCATCTTCATCCGTCCATTCACTTTTCGGCATTTTTTCAATTAATAAAGTACAATATTTTTTATACTCTTCTTTTGTTAAAGGATAAATTTCTAAATTATCAAGAAAAAAAAGTGAATGAAAAATTTTCGTTACTCCAGAAAAACTACTGTTTTCATAGCCAGAAAGTTCAATCTGTGCAGTTGGAGTTGGTTTTGTTAATGTTGTAAAACGATAACCTGTAATCCGTCCATAAGCTTCTACAATTGCCCTACGATAAGTCTTATCCCTTATTTTTACATATGTTCCTATGGGATAAGGGATGTAAAGAAAATTCTCATTAACAGACGGAAGTTCGTCAATATAATCTAATGTATCTGAAACACCAAGAGCATAAGCTGTTGTTTCTTCTGGAGTATTAAAATTATCACAAGTAGCATGAAAATTAATTTTATTTCTATTAATCAAATCCATCTTATTCTTCTCCTATATCTTCAATACTTAATTGTTTTACTGTTCTTTGTTGTGGGTTAATATAAATAATTTTTTCTTTGAAAGTATCAGTTATATCCAAATTTTTATTTTTATCTTTTATTTTTTCAAGTTCAAGATAAAATCTTTTGGCTGAAGAATAATAATAAGGTATTAAACCTATTATTCCTTTTTCTTTATCAAAATCAAATTCTAAAATTTCATTCAAATAAACTAAAGTCTGATACATTTCTTTCCAAGTCATTCCATATTTTTCATAATAATTATTTGAAATAACATATATTTTTGCATCTAACTTTTCACCTATAGGAATACCCATTAACTCCCTGATGTAATTATAATATGCCTTTTTTTCCGCATATTCTTCTTCAGAAAGGGCATTCTTGAGTTCCGCTTTAGAAGTTTTTTTTGATTCTTTTTTAGATTCTTTATCTTTATCTTTATCTTTTAACTGTTTACGTTTATCATCAGCTAATACTTTTATAGCTATATTTAGACAAGCTGAATGAACAAATTTATTTTTAAACGGAACAGGCTCTTCACCTTTTATCGGATTTCCACATACACAACATTTTTTAGGTCTACCTCTTGCCATGATTATTGATTACTCCTTATCTACTTATAACATAAATTGTAGTCCCAATACCACAATTATTATAAATCCAATCTGCAAGCCAATTTTCAGTACGAATGCAAGCAGGAGAATTATGCGCACCTAATTTACCACCCCAAAGATATTTACGTTCATATTTTGAAGCTTTCAAAGCATAGGTTAATGAATGAATACCCCAACCCTGCCATGTCATAGAACATGACCAATATTGCCATTTTCTTCCATCTTTATTAGTGTAAACTAATCTAGGAGTTTTCCAATTAATTCGGTGCTTACCACTAGGAGTGCTAGAGATTTTTGTTCCTGCTATATTTTTAGCTGAACTACAAGGGGCTTTCTTAACCAATTTCCTATGTCCTTTTCTACCTTGATAAACAAATACACACATATTTCCATATCTAGTATCAATAATAATACAATGAATTGTTGAACTGTCTAAATTTTGTCCTTTAGATTTTACATCTGCTTTTGGTTTTGTATTATATTTTCCATGTGTAAAATTCAGATTAACAGGAAGACCATCTTCTTCTCCTTCGCATCTAATTTTTTCTTCATTTTCAGCAAGCCAAATTTTATATTTTTCGTCATCAATAGGATATTTTTTTTCATTCTCGTATTTTTCATATTTGTTTTTATTTTTGTTTTTGTTTTTATTTTTTTTATTATCAGCATAAGTAGTGGTTGGTATTGTAAAAATAATTGTAAATATTAATAAGATAATTATATGTTTTAAAAGCTTTTTATTTTTCGTCATTAATAATACCTTTCTTTATTAAAGACAATAAATTTGCGTACCATTTTTCTTTAGAATTATCAGTACCTTCCCTGATATTATAACTAATCAAATTATCAGAGATAATAACATAATTAAGTTGATTAATTTCAAATAAATCTTTTGCTTTTTGCATTGTTGATTTTTCTTTAAAGTCTTGTGTAATCATAATACCACCTTTCTTTATTAAATCTTAGATTAAAAAAGGAAGAAAGATTAACAGTATTCTGTTGTTCTTTCTTCCTCTCAGAAGCTATCTTTATTATAACATCCTTTTTTATTTATGTCAAGTGTTTTTTATATAATAATTTTTACTAACAGCATATTCACTATTATCTATAGTAATAGCTACATTATCCATTTCACCGAATTTACTTTCTCCTTTTAAAGTATATCGTCAAGCCATTGCCTTTTTTCATCTAACCATGTCCAACTTTCGTTCCCTATTTCCCACATCGAAGCAGTAAATTCATCTTTATATGGGAGCATATGATAAATTTCTTCCAAAAGAAGGTCTACAGTATTTTCTAATTTTAATAAAGACATAAAACGCTTTTTATCTTCATTTGCATCTCCTATTGGTTCAATTTCCCCAATAATTCTTATAACTATATCCGCTATCTGACGGTCACTAATATTTCTTTGTCTCATTATAATTCCTCTTTATTTTTATCCAAATAATCAAAAAACTGTGAAATAGTACCTGTAAAAAACGGTTCTTTCCCAAAATTATCAATAATAATGATTGTTATATCTTCTAACTTTTTATCTTCAAAAATACCTACAGTTTCTTCATCAATAATTACTTGATAATTATAATCACAGTTTTTATGTGCATCTCCTATTGGATAAATATATAATCCTCCTGCTTCATGTTTATTATCTTTAATATATTGTGCCGCTAAACAGCCAATACCATTAGCAATATTTCTATTTTCTCTACTAGTAATACCATTAACCATAATTTTATTCATAAGCCATTCACATAATTCTGTTCCTACTCCATCTAAATATCCATCATATTGTTGATAAATATTTACATAAGGAATAATTTCATTATCTACTTTTCCACAAAATGTAATTGTACTTCTAGTTCCCATTTAAATCTCCTTTTAATTATTTTAATTTTCTTATGCTTCTTTTCTCCCATACTTATCTCCTTAATTAAATAAAGGAAGAAAGATAAAGCAATATGCTGTTGTCTTTCTTCCTTTCAAAGTATCTTTATTATAGCATTATTTTTTATTTATGTCAAGCATTTATTATAACTATTTCAATTTTCAACTTCGGCTCTTGTGTTCCAATCTTTAGTTACTTCCGACATTAAATTTATTACATTTAAAAAAGTAGGTTCTTCCGCTAAGATATTTATATCTTTATATTTTTTTATATTACATTTTTCACACGCTATTTTAGCCCGCAATTGAGGAGCATCATTAAAACCATTAACTACATATATTTTGGAATAAGGGGATTCTCCACAAAAGGGACAAGGTTTAAGGTCAATAGGAACAAAAAAACTATTATACATTTTTATATCTCCTTTCGTATTTAATTTGTAGCTAAATGTTTCATATTACGTATCCGCAGGAGTGAATCTCCTGCGGATACTAATTGGTTTTCAAATAATTTAAATTTATTTAAATCTTTGTCATCTGTTGGTTCAATATAACTTAACATTTAAATTCCTAATTCTTTAGCTTTATCAATAAGGTCATCAAGAATAATTACAAGAGCATCAAGTTGCTTTTTTGTACACTGAGAAACCTTACGTCCCACACCAAGTGTAGCTTCAACAATATCTGTAAGTTCTTCCATCTTATCAGCATCAGCAAATTTCTGACCAACTTCCATAAGATTGTCCATTACAGTATCAAAATCATAAGTTTCAGTAGTATTCATTTCTTTCTGAACATCATAAGATACAGCATCAACACCAGTTTTATCCACAAGACCCTGAATACCAATATTAACTGCTTCTTCAAGAGCTTCAGCACTCCATACAGGAAGATAGGTAGGAGTTGTATCAAATCTTGAACGTGCAAAATATTCGTCAGTTTCTGCAAGATAAGCTGAAGAAGGAATTACCTTACCGTCTTCATCAACACCATTAGATTTAACATAAATAACATAATCAACAAAGTCTCTTACAGGGTCAACAGAACGCTTATCTCCTTTAGGAACTGCTTTTCCATCCTTTTCTTGTTCATGTCCAATAAATACTACTGTATAATCACAAGAAAGAAGTGTGTTAATAGTCTTGAAAAATTCCTTCTCATATGCCTGATATAAGTTTACTTTACCACCATCAATTGTATCACCAAGAGTTAAAGCACCACCACCTACTACAGTCTGGATATAATCTTGACAAAGAAGTGCTGTAGCATAAAGTTCATCAATAATAATTGTATCATACATCTGTCTTGCTTTTTCAACAGTAGATTTACTTGTAAACTGTTTTACAATCTTTTTAAAATCAGCCCAAGACTGAACACGAATATATTTAACACCTACTGTAGCATTAAGACCAGACTCTGTTGCGATTACAAAAGGTTTAGACATTCTTACGCACTGTGCTGTTTTGCCTGTCGAGTTCGACCCATACACTAAGAAACTTTTACCTTCTAACCCTTTTGCTACTACTGTTTCTTGTGGATTAAAAATATCAACTGCTACTGCCATAATTTTATCTCCTTATTTTATTTTTATTTATTTTATTGTTCATATTATTTTTTTCAGTTTCTTTAGATTAAATATGGGACACCACTTCTGATGTCCCATATTCTTATTTGCATTATATTAGCTAATATTAAGAATCAAATATTAAGTGTTCTTCCCTTTCTTGCTCCAGAAGGTCTGTTATTTCTAACATTACCACCACTAGCCTTTTCAGCTTCAATTCGATTTTCTCTTTCCTGAATAGCCTTGTTAATAATATCTGTATTATATGCCCAAGGAAGACCGTTCGTACCAAATTCGCCCTCATCACCCTCTTCTCTGTCTTCATAAATATCAGAACAACCAGTAATGACAAGTTCATTTACATAAGTAACTGTCTTTTCTACTTTAGGCTTACCAATTAACATAGGAATAGTTTTAACAGTTTCATGTCTTTCATTAACAATTTCTGTATAGAAAGTTACAGTCTGACCAATTTCAAGAGTGTTTTCAATTGCATCAGCAATATCTTCACTTGCAATAAGTTCAATGGGTTCAATACCGTCATAAGTAGGATGCCAACCTTTAACGATAAGTCTACCAGTCTCTTCTACATCTTCACCTACCGTCTTAATTTCAGGCGCAAATCCTGAAATATAGACTTCAAGACTAAGTGTTGCTTCTGGAGTTCTTTCTCTATCCTTTTCCCGATTCATAAAATTAGTCTGAAAAGCAACAATTTCATTACCAGTATTCTTACTTCTATAAAGGTTAAGTGTACCACGATTAACTGTAATATAATCAGCATCAGCTACACCTACATCTGCAATTGCCTTATATTCATCCATCACAGTCTTGATGCCGGGGTATGTTTTAGAATCAGCACCTGCCTTAGTCTTAGATGAAGCCCTAATACCGAACCTTACAGAATTTTTATCAGAAGTCTTAACGACAATATAACCAACAATTCTGTCGTTTCCATTTTCATCTTTTTCAACTTTCAAATCTTTTTCAGCAAGCCAACCTGTAACTGTTACTCTGCTATCAGCCTGTCTTAAATTCGTTTTTTCATTACCAATCATAATTTGTTTCTCCTTTGCTTTATTTTTTTTATGATTTATGATTTATTATATATATTTTAACACATTAACTTATATTTGTCAAGTGTTTTTTTACTTTCCATCATCAATTTTATCAATGTTTGGAACAATACCGCTTCTTCGAATAGCTTCAGCCATTTCATTAATTCTGCGTTCAGATGCACGTTTTGCACGTTTAGCTTTGGTTTTACGTCTTTTTTCTTGAAAACGCTGTTCCTGAAGTTTAGCTTCTTCTTTAGCTTTCTTAGCTTCTTCTTCAGCTTTAAGCCTGTTTTCCCTAACTTTAATGGCATGTTTAACAAGTTTATTATAAACACCTGTTACATACTGTTCATCAATATAACAACCACAAGTAAGCATTTTTTTAAATAAACAAATGGTAATACCATGTTCTAAACTAAAAGTATCATCTGGCATACAAATAGCTTTCTGTTCAGTACCATCTGCAAAACTAATTTTTACACCAATAGGGGAATTTTCCTTATTTCTAATAATTTTAACATCAGAAAATTCAGGCATAATGTATATTGAATTTTCTTTAATCTTTCCAAATCTAATTGCTTTATATTGTTTCCTTTTAGCTTGATAAAACATTCTAGGTTTTAAATCTGAATTATATCCATATATAAATTCTTCCGTACTAAATGGTGTAGTTGTATTAATTATACAATCATTTATATAATCCTTAATTGTAGTTGTAGTAAATATATCACTTGTTGTAGTAAATACATTATTTAAAGCTGTTTCTGTAGTCATTTTTAACTCCTTTTTATTTTATTTATAATATCTATTTTATTTATAATATCTATTATCATAATTCACATTTTTTACAGGTTCACGTTTTATTACCTGTATTTTATCACAGAAAGGACACTTTAGTAATTTGACGCTTTCTGTACCTTTATCATCCCACCAAATTTTAGGTTGTGGATTCAAGGATGTTTCATTAAAAACTGTATGACAATATTTACATTCCACCTCATAAGTGACCTCCTTTCTGTAATGATTAATGTTTATTTATTTCGTTTTTTTTATTTTTATTTATTTATTTATTTTCTATTAATTTTTTGTAA